AGGGTGACGCTGGGGATCTCGCCGACCCAGCTTTCGCCGTCGCCGAACATGGCGAAGTTCTTGAGTTTCTTGGGCAGTGCCATGGTGGTGCGCTCCTATGCGTGTTGGGTTGACGCCGGTCAGGCGGCCTGCACGGCCGCGGCGAAGTTGGCGAGAAAGTCGTCGGTGATGGTCTGGCGAAAGCCCAGGTCTTCGAGCGGCGGCACCGGTGTGTAGCGGTAGCTGATGCGCAGGCGGCCGACGAAAAGCTCTTCTTTCGGGTTGAGGTCGGGATTGATGAAGGCCTCGAAGCCGATCAGGTAGCCGCCCGTGACGAGGTCCTTGCCCTTGGCGTTGATGTTTTCGAGCATGTCCTTCACGAGCGTGGGGTGCATGGGCTTGTCCACGAAGGTGAAGTGCGCCTCGGCCATGGTGTCGGCCAACACCTGGGCGGTGCGGGTGTAGTTCTCGAAGAAGAACTTTCCGCCCTGGGCCTCGGTGGTGCGGTTGCCCCAGAAGCGATAGCCGCTGCGGTTGATGATGGTCGTGACTTCGAGCGCGTTGAGGTACGTCGTATCGCTGCTCGGGCTCTGCAGGTCGAAGAACACGTCGGCGCTGATGCCCTGCGGGCCATTGACCACGATGTTCGACAGCGTCTTGTGCCAGCCGATCTGCTGGTCGAGCTTGGCGCGCAGGCCCAGGGCGTAGGCGATGGCCGGCATGGTCTCGACATCGTTGGTGTTGGTGTCCCAGGCGAGGAAGCTGGGCCAGATGACCATCAGTTCGCGCTTGCCGAACTTGCCGCGGTACAGCGTGGCTTCTTCCTTCGTGGTGGCGTAGGCCATGCCGTCGGCCTTGCGCGCCGAGATGTAGCCGAAGCCACGCAGCGCCTCGGCGACGACGCCGATCTCGATGGCGACCGCTTCGGTATCCAGACCCGGCGCACCGATGATGCGCGGCTTGTAGCCGAGCTGGCCCTGTGCTGCCAGCAGCGCCTGCAGGCCGGTCTTCTGGCCGGCCGCCGTGGTGGTGCCGATGACGTTGCTGGTGGTCGCGGCGTCGTCTGCGCCGGGCTCGACGCGAACCACGATGGTGACGGCCTGCGCCTGCTGGCTGATCGCCTTCAGCGCCTTCGCCAGCGTGCCGGTGGCGCCGGCCTTGCCGATGCTGCCTGCGGGGTTGGTGAGCAGCACTGGCGTGTTGAGCGGGAAGGCGGTCGCATCGGCCGCCGGCGCGGTGGCGACGATGCCGATGATGGCCGTGCTGACGACGCGGATGGTCGCGCCGCCTTCATCGACTTCGAAAACGCGTACGCCGTGGTGGTATTCGGTGGACATGGTGGAGTGCTCCTGTGGTGATTCGGATTGCCTGCGGCTACTCGGCCGCGGTCGGTTCAGTGGTCGAGGCGACTTGCGCGTCGGCGGGCCCTTGCGCAGACGCGGCGGTCGGCGTTTCGAGCGGAGGCACGGAAAGGCTCGGCAGCAAGCCGGTCAGGGTCCGCTCCGACGGTTCAGCCATGGCGCCGGACTTCACGCGGTCGAGCAGTTCGTAGCAGGCGGCCCAGACTGCCGAGCGCCACGCGCGCAGCGCACGGCCCTCGTTCTGGAACTTAGGCACGGCGGGCTCTTCGGCGTAGGTAACGGCCGTCCTGATGTCGTCGTAGCCGAGCGACCGGGCCATGGCGTCCATGTATTCCTGCACGTAGGCGCGCAGGGACGCGATGCGGTCCTCGATGGTGCTGGGCGGCGGAGCCGGGGGCGGCGGCGGTACGACGGGGACCTCCGGTTGCGGTGCGGGCGGCAGCGCTTCCAACGCCCATTTGCCGCGCACCATGCGAGCCCGCATGCCGCTGGGGATGTGCGGCGGCACGGTTTCGGTTGCCAAGGCGGGATTGAGCAGCGCATAGACCGGCTTGCCGGTGCGCTCCGTCGCGACGGGATCGAGCGGGTGCACGGACTCGCCCACGAGGAATCCGCTCTCGGGATCGATCAGATAGATGGTCTTGGTCATGGGGGGTGTCCGGGTCAGTAGCTGATCCACGCCGGGAAGGCCACGTTGCGCGGACGTGCCTCGGAGCCGTCCGAATTGATCGAAATGCCCGTGGCGCTGTTGTTGAGCCAGATGCCGGTTTTCCTCGAATCGATACCGACGTTGTGCCCGTGCGCGCCGTCGTAGTTGATGGGACGTGGCGAGTCGATGCTGAAGTCGGAGTACTGCCCCGTTCCACGGTCCGAGTCCGCGACGTTCTGCGGGACTTGCATGCCGTGGTTGTGCGCCCCCTGCGAGTCGGTCCAGGCGCCATGGACGTGACCCGGATCGTTGACGAAGTGGCCGTGTGCAGGGTCCGTGACGCCGTGGGTATGGGCGGCGTTCCCACCCGCCTCGGCCGACCGCAGCACGCGTGATGCATTGACGCCTCGACCGTTGTCCAGGCATCGAATGAATTCGCCGCGGAGCTCCACGAGCGAGAACGTGCCAGCGCCGGAGAGCCCCAGCCGTGCGACCAAGTCGGGGTAGTTGGCCTGTTCGTAGCTCAGGTCGGCACGCACGGGCAGATAGCCGGGAATGCTTGACGGGTTGTCGTAGCTGTACAGCAGCATGCCGGGCTGATGCCAGGGCGCGCGCACGTAGGCGGTGCCGTTCCAGACCATCTGCCGGATATGCGGCGACTGGACCGTGATGACGGGGCCGATGTTCACGTTCGGGACCGCAACGATGGGGCCTCGGAAGGCGTACATCGGGTGCGGGTCCGGGTCCGCGAAGTGAGCGGCGAGATCAGCGTCCGTCGCGTACTGAGGATGCGGATTGACCTTGGCTTCGTGCGCAGCCGTCGAGTCGCTGAGCGCCGCATTCAGCTCCGCCGCGGTATGGCCCCAGCGCGTCCATTTCGTCGGGTCGCTGCCGGGCGCGACGTTAAGGCTGTCGCCCATGCTGCGCCAGGTGGTGCCGGCGTAGCTGACATAGGCCACGTTGGCGGGATAGCTCAATGTCGGGTCCCACGGCGTGACGTTGCGCACGCGCAGGTAGCGGGTGCGATTCGCCAGCTCGCGCGGCGGGCGGTTGTCGATGCCCGAGGGGCCACCGAGGACCGGGTCATCTTCCTCGATCTGGTAGATGCCGGTTTCCCACTGGTCGGTTTCGTTAAGGTTGGCCATCAGGCGCTTCCGTGGTTGTAGGCGCCGTCACGTCGGGTGGCGCCGTTGTGGCTGTTGGCGACCGATGCGTAACGCAGCGCGACCAGATGGCAGCGCGCCGGCGCGACGGACGGCAGGAGCTTGCGCAGGCGCTCGGCCTGGGCGTTGGTGATGGGGCGCTGCAGCGCGACCATGTAGGTCGCCCAGGAGCTGGCAAGCGAGGCGTGCGGATAGACGCCGTTGCGGCGGAACGTGCCGTCGTGGGTGCGCCCGCCGATGCGCTCGATGATGTCGACCTCGCCGAAGCCCAGCGAGCGGATCAGTAGGCGGATCGCCCAGGGCGTGCCCTTGTGCCGATGGATCTCGATGGAGTTCAGGATCAGCGCACGTTTGGCGTCGTCGGACCGCGCGTCCTGCCAGGCCTCCACGGAGAGCGTCCACGAGAGCCATGGCAGCAGCGGCGCGAGGCACAGCATGGCCGTCCACAGGTGCCGCAGACCATCGGTGTCCAGCTGCAGCGGTGAGGCGCCTGCGAGCGCCAGCTCCAACGGCATGCGATTGGGCGGCAGCAGCCGCTGGGAAGGCGTGAGGCTAGGCACGGATCACCTCTTCGAGGACGGTGATGGCCGTGACGCGAACCCATTGGGTCTTGGTGCACAGGATGTCCGCCGGCGGCTGTGTGATCTCGACACGGTCAACGCCAGGCTGATGGAGTGCGGCATCGATGCCGGAGTGCGGCAACCCTTTGCCCAGCCTGCGGATCTGCTGGAGCCACTTCGCCAGCGCTGCCTCGCCGTTCTCCAGGGCCACTTCGCCCGCAGGCCCCTCGTAGCGGTACACCTTGGCCGTGATCGCGGTCTCGAAGATCTCCGGCCCCTGCACGGGCACGTTGTCGCAAAGCGGGCGGATCTTCTCGGCGTTGAGCGCGGCGCTCACGGTGTTGAGCAGTGATTCGGAGGGAACGCCGGTCGCAGACGTGGAAAGCACGGTGATGCGCACGGTGCCGGGCAGCGGGCTGTCGACGCTCACGTCGCCGACTTCCGCGCTGGCCGTGAGCGCGTGGTAGCGATAGCTTTCCGTCGGGCCCGCCGTCGTGATGCCTTCGGGCGCGAGCTGGATGCGCTCGCGGAAGCGTTCGTCATCCTCATAGACGGCCTCGACCGGCGGCACCGCGTCCGGATCGGCCGGCGTGACGATCAGGCGAGAAACGCGATAGTTCGCGCCCAGGTTGTCGAGGTCCGTTTTCGTGGCGTAGGCGAGCATGCAGGCCTTGGCCGCATCGTTGATGCGCTGACGCATCTCCAGCTCTTGATAGGCCTGCACCTGCAGCAGCTTCATTGCCGGATCGGATTCGAGCAGCAGCGAGTAGTCGAAGCCAACCTTTCGGCACTCATCCTGAAACAGAGCAACGCGCTTGGCGAGGATCGATTCGAAGTCCAGCGCTTCGATGACGGCCGGCGCCGGCAGCAGCGACATGTCCATGCTCATGCCATGCCCCCGACGGTGACGGTATAGGTGGTGCTGTCGACGCTGTTGGTGTCGCGACGCACGATGTGCAGCTGGCACTTGCCCTGTGCGGTGAAGCCGACGCGCACGCTCAGCAGCCGGGTGCGCGGCTCCCACTTCATGATGGCCTGGGCGGTCGCCGCGATGAGGCGCAGGCGATTCGCCGCGGTGGCCGGGTGGTCGACCATCTGCGGCAGGTAGCTGCCATAGTTGCGGCGCATCAGGCGCGTACGGATGGGCGTCGTCAGGATGTCATCGATGGACTGCCCGATGTGCTCTCGGCGCGAGAGCACCTTGCCTGTGGTCTTGGAGATTCCGCTCATGGCACCGCACCGCCGGCGGTGCGCCCGCCCGCGTCCTTCTCGATGTGGCCATGGCCTTGCACGCTGATATCGCCGGCCACGATGTCGCCGCCATCGGTGGTGATGCCATGGCCGTTGATGAAGGTCATGTCGCCGTCGATCTCGGCGGTCTTGCCGCCGGGGCCGGTGCCGGAGCCGGCCATGCCGGCGGTGAAGGTGAGCAGGCCCTGCACCAGCAGTTGACCGGTGGCGATGGTCTTCGGCGCGTCGAGCGTGATCTCCTGCGAGTGCACCTTCGCGCTCTCGCTGGCCGTCACGTCGGCTGTCTTGCATTTCACGGTGATCGCGTCGGGAACTTCGATGTCCGCAGTGCCGGCGGCGGGCAGCGTGACCTTGAGCTTGTGGGCGGCGTGGTCGTACTCCACGACGGCCCCGTCGGGGTACTTCGTGACGGTCTTGTTTGGGTCGGAGCTGGGCGCCGGATGGCTCTCGGTGGGCAGACCTGGCAGCGCGTAGCCGCCCTCGGTCATCCCGTTCGGGGACAGGAACAGGACGCACTCGCCAACGGTCGGCGGGTTCCATGTGCCAGTTTTCCCCGCGCGCAATTC